TGCAGAATTTAAAAAGTTTGTAATTGATTCTGAGGAACATGGTAAAAGATATAAGTTGGAAAAAGCTGTAGAAAAACTCAAAGAAAACGGCTTGACAGATGCAGAACTCATTGAACTAGGAATGACAGATGTTACGGCAGAATTTGAAGCCAGTAAAGCAAAACGTAAAGAATTTATTGCTGAGTCAGATTACGCTGATTATTTACATAATTTTATTCCTACTACTAAAAATAAGTTATTTAAGATCATGGGAGATATCCTTTATACGGAATATAAAGGGAAATACTATAAAAAGTTAGTGCCAACTAGGATGTATCTTGCGGAAGCAGATGCAATTCCATCATCTACTGCCCAGATTACACTCTTCTTTAATAAGCACAGCTTAGATGATAGTCTTTTAAAGAAAACTAAGAAATACTATATCAATGGATTTATTAGAAATTATGATAATGATCAGAAAAAGGAAATTGCAGCTCCTGTTACTTTAGTAATTGATATTTCTAAAAATGAAGAGGATGCAAAAGTAAAGAAATTCAATGATATGATGATTGACCAATTCACAGTGAAAGATAAATCTTGGAAGGAACTGGGTTTAAAGGTAAAACTAATTGATGGTGCTCAAAAAATGGAAATCACAATGGATATGTTAAATGATTTCCAGAAGGACTTATTGGAAATGGAAGCTATCACATTAGATGAAATACGCAAGGAAATTGGAGGAGATGTTTATGGTGACAAGATTGAAGAAATGGTAATCATTAATGTTGCCAAAGGTTATTCTAAAGGTCATAAAAACACAGCACTAACTGATTCCGATTTTGTTATTCAAGATACCTCAATTGAAGAGGAAGAAGAAAACATTTTTGATATAGACGAAGACGACATTCCTTTTTAAGAATTACAATTGAAATAATATAAAATAAATAAAAAAAAGGGGATATAAATTTGGCACGAAGAAAAGTAGGCAAAAGAACAGAAGTTAAGGTGGATTTCGCAAGTTATAGCTATTTATTGAATGGTATTGCAGGAATAGGCAAAACAACATTGGCTTGTGAAGTGGGTATGAAATTATATGGTAAAGATGGATTTATGTTATTAACCATTGGGCAAGAGCCAAAACCAGATCATATTGGAGGAATTATTGCAGACAGAGCAAAAGATTGGACAGAACTAGATGAAATGATCGAAGACTTAGTTACATATAGACATGAAGATTATAAAGATTTGCGATTAATTCTAGTTGATAGCACAGATGAATTATTTAGACTAGGTGAAGAAGAAACAGTCTTACAATTTAATTCTACTGTTGCAGTTGATAAACGTGTAAAATCAATTAAACAAGCCTATGGTGGTTTCCAAGGTGGAGAAAATAAAAATGTAGATTTAGTAGTAAATACTATTTTTAAACTTAGAGAAGCAGGTTATGGGATTCTATTTATTGGACATACAAAACAAAAAAATAAGAAAGATATTATGACCGATGTAGAGTTTGAACAACTAACTTCAAATTTAGAAGCTAAATACTATAATGCCATTAAAGATAAAGTTAATATTGTTGGCTGTGGATATATTGAAAGAGAAATGAATGACATTGAAACAGTTAAAGATGCTTTCTCTAAAAAAGATAAAACGGTAGGCAGGGTTGCATCAGAACGAAGAGTAATTGTTTTTAGAGATGAAGAATATGCAATTGATGTTAAATCGCATTTTGAAGAAATTGAACCTAAGATTGACTTTAATACAGATTCGTTTATTGATGCAATTATGTCAGCCATTAAAAAGCAACACCAAAAGTTTCATGGGGAATCTACTCAAGAAGAACTAGATGCTATTAAAGTAAAACAAGAGGAAGAAATTGTGGCAGAAATAGCTGAAGAACCTGTTGAGGTTGAAGTTCAGGATGAAGTGTGTGAAGAAGTCGAAGATGCCAATAAGGTAGATGTAGAAAAAAATAAAGAACTCATCAAAACAATCACAACTCATTATAAAGTCGCAACACCAGAACAGAAAGCAAAAGTAAAAGCAACATTAAAAGCTGCTGGTTCATCCAAGTTTGACCCTAATTTACCAACAAAAGTATTTAACGATCTTATGAATCTGTTCAAATAAGTCAATAAGGGAGGCTAGTCCTCCCTTTTCCTATCTTTTAAGAAGGTGATATATGTGTTAGTAAAGTGCAAGTGCCATATAGATAATAAAGTTGATCGAGATACTGCTTTTAAAATAAAAGTAAATGGATTAAATGAATATTATTGTTCAGAACAAGATTATCTAATAATTAAGGAAGCCAAAGAGAGTAGGAAAATACTATTAGATAAGATAAACGATGTTTTTGGATATTCTGTCACTAATACCATATTATATAAGGAAATTAAAGAATTATTAATAAGTAATTCATATACAAAACTAAATTCATACATAAATGATAATTTTCAAATGTTGCAAAAATATATGAGCAAACCATTTAATAATGAATATGGAAAGATAAAATATTTCACTACAATTATTAGAAACAATATTCGAGATTATATTATGTCTAAGCCAGAAACAGCCAGACAATCAGATGCAGAAATAATAGGAGTTAGATACACGCCTAAAAATCGTAAAAAAAATATGAATCAATATCTAGACGAACTGGAGTGATTAAATGGGGAAATCAGAAGGGTTTCTAACAGGATGTAGTAAATATCCAGAAGAACTTTTAAATGGGCGTAAATCAGTAGAAGGGAATGTTATAGCCTGTGTATTTCGTGATATTCTACTTCTAGATGAAACCAATCTTACAACACAAGACTTTATTACTACTGATGGTAATTTCTTCTTTTCATTGGCGCAGAATATCAGAAATAAAGGATTCAACTCTCTTGATGAAATTACTATATTATCCAATGTATCTGAATCAGTAGAATTAGGATTACAAGAGCGTGGTGGTTGGGATGTAGTACAAAATTTAATAGATATAATAAATGACAAGAACTGGGATACATATTTAGATATCTTATATCGGGAGAATATTATATTAAGTCTTTATAATGGAGGATTTAATTTATTGAATCCCATTGATGAAAGTGGAAGAAAAATTATTCCATTGACTTTATTCAGGAAAATGGATAGTGAAAGTGTTCTTGAATGGTATGAGAACATGTTATCTAAAATGTCTACTGGAAGTAGCAGTAAGATTCTAGAAGAAGGAGACATAGAAATTACTGATCAATTTTTAGATGAATTACAGGAAGGATTAGAAAGTGGAGTTCCCTTTGATATTTGTGGGAAAGATGTCAACGGGGATGACATAATGTGTTTTCCGTATATATCTAATCAAATTGGAGGATTTTTAGAAGGTAGCCTCCATATGCTTGGAGGTTTTAGTAGTTCTGGTAAAACAACCATGATCGTTACAATGCTTATGAGTATGGCTTTTCATGGAAGGAAAATATTAATTATTACAAATGAGCAAAAAAGTACAGTATTTAAGATACAATTTATTACATGGTTATTGGCTAAGAAATTCAAATATTTTAAAGTCACAAAAAGAAAGATGAAAAACAAAGATGAGCTAACTCCTGAAGATAAAGTGTATATAAAAAAAGCACAAAAGATATGGAATGAAGAGTTTAAATCACATTTCAAATTTATTCAAATTGCTGACGCAGATATGGGATTGGTAAAGAAAAAAATACGTTATTATGCATTATCTCACGGATTCGATACATATTTATATGATACATTTAAAGCAGAATTAAGCAATGATAAGAATGATCAAAACTGGTTAAATCTAATAAAAGACTCAAGAGACCTTGATAAAATAGCAAAAAAATATAATCTAGTAGGATTAGCAAATGTTCAATTAGCACAAGCATTATTTGGGACGTTATTTTTAGATGCCTCTGTTCTATCTCAATCAAAACAAATTAAAGAAGTTCTTGAAACTTTATTATTATTACGTCCAGTATTTTCAGATGAATTAGATAAGGAGAATAAAAAATATTTTTGCAAACCATTTAGGAGAGTAAAGATAGCAGGAAAGTGGTGCGAAGAAGAATATAACATTGATGAAACAGGGGTATATAGAATGTTATTCTTTGAAAAAAATAGGAATGGAGAATGTTCTAGTGACACAGGAATAGCTATGCTCCTTAAATTTAATGGTAATACAGGAACATTTGTTGAGTCAGCATATGCAAGATGTAGGCATGGAAGAATTGGAATGTAAGGAGTGATTTTCAATATGTTGTCGGAGCTAAAAACTGAACTCATAAATAACCCACAGCATATTGAAAATATCCTTGAGGATTATGGGTTTTGTAATATTGACGTTAGATCAAAAGAAATTCGTTGTGGAATTGACGAAGATACAAATAAAAATTCAATTAGAATTAAGTTGGTCAATAATGATTATTTATATGTTACTGATTTCGGCAGGAGTGTTAATTGTGACTTTTTCAGTTTTATTATTAAAAGCAAAAATGTTGAGTTTAGGGATGTAATAAATACAGTAAAAAAAGAACTAGGTATTAAATATCTTGCCTATACAAAGAAAAAATCGATCTTTGGTGGATTTTATGACAAGATAAGAAAACATAATTCTACCACTATAGAAATCTTAGAATATGAAGAAAATATTCTAGAACAATATTCAAATAAGTTTAACATCAAATTTTTTAAAGATGGTATTTCATTTCATACTCAAAAAAAATTTAGTATCGGATTAGATATTATATCTCAAAGAATAACTTGTCCTTGGTGGAGCTTTGATGGAAAATTAGTTGGAATTACTGGAAGATATATTGGTGATTATGAAAAAGATGAAACATTGAAGTGGTTCCCAGTTATTCCTCATCCAAAATCACTAACATTGTATGGTTATACTGAAAATTATCAATATCTTCAAGGATGCGAAGAATTATACATAGGTGAGTCAGAGAAATTTGTACTGCAATTGGATACTATGGAAATTTATACAGGATTAGCTTTAGGTGGGAATTCAATTCATGCACAACAAATTATACATATAATTAATTTAAATACATCTAGAATAATATTTTGTTATGATGAAAGTTTAGACGAAGAAGTTATTTTAGCACAAATAAAAATAGTAAAAGAAAAGATAAAATTTTTTGACATTAAAATAGGATACATAATAGACAGAAAAAATAAGATACTTCCAAAAGGATCAAAGATGAGTCCAACTGATTTAGGCAAAGAAAAGTTTTTAGAATTGAAAAATGAATATGTAGAGTGGGTGTAATTTATTGAAAGAAAATTGGAAGCTACTAGAGTCAAAAGAAGAATATAATAAATATGATTCAATTACTGATAAAATATTAAAAATAAGAGGTATTAAGGATAAAAAAAGGTTTCTAAAACCTTGTGATGATGACATTAATAATCATTGGTATCTATCTAATATGGCATTAGCAGTAGGAAAAATTATTGAAGCGATAAAAAATAATTCACTAATAGGTATTTATGCTGATATTGATACCGATGGGGTAACTTCCCTAGCAATAATGTATAAATATTTAAGAGATTTCGGTATCGAACCAGTTATTTTATATCATCAAAGAAAATCAGGGCATGGAGTTATTGTGGAAAATGTTCCCAAAGAACTCGAATTGCTTATCATA